GAGCAACAAGATTATAAAATGACTAGAGCTCTAAGATCTTTACGATATTTGTTGAATACAATGTATAAAGATACATACATTTACAGAGTCCGAAGATATTTCAGATTGATTTACACCGATTGGTTGTTTAAAAATTTGTAAATTTCGCAGAAATTACACGGTGTATAATGAAAGAAAACTAAAGGAGGAAGCAACCATGAATAAAGGATTTATGGGACTAATTAACTTTGAAGGAACCCCGTTGGAATATGACGCTGAAAATGAAGGCCTAGGAATGGCTCTACTTAAAGGCGCAGGCCAAGGTGCAATCGAAGGATTATTAGCCGTAGGAACTATTGTTACAGCAGTTGCACTATTCACTAGTAAAAAATAAAGAGGGATCTTAGGATCCTTTCTTTTTTGTTTTAGTCAAGCCATTCATAATAATTATTTAAGGAGGAAGCCTCATTTATTGTCAGTCAATAATGGATGGTTTGATTAAGCCAAATTAAAGGAGGTATATAATATGGCTATTATTTTATTGGTGTCGGCATACATGTGTGCAGATATTGTGTCTATTTTATGTGATAAAAAGGAGGAAAGAAATGACTACACCAATTAATTTCATTACAATGCCCGATTTCGCGGCTCGGAATCAAGAAGACGTTAGCATATCAATTGCTATAAAAGCAGTTATTGTGGACTATCCTAGACTAACAGATCCTGTAGATAAAGCTGCATCGACACTGTTAATCACTCAATACGACAAGATTTTTCAATTTGATGAGTATTCTATTAAAGAAGATCTCGAGTTTGTCAAGGATTACTTCTTACAAAAATTCGCCAAAGATGTTGCTCAAGATATGATTTACGTATTTTCGCACGACCAAGAAGTTAAGGCACGATTAGATGCTATTGCAAATATGAAATGGAGATAATAAAATGAGTAAAGATGGTCTAGTAAAAATTTCCAAATTAGAACACAACGCTATATATGGTAGAAAATTTATGGATGAATTTAACAGAAATAAGGATAAAGGTAAAGTTAAATTCCATACAAAACCCACACAAGTAAATCGTAAAAATCCTGTTTTGGTAATTGATTGTTATCCGGTCGTTCGTCGATGGATGTACGAACTTGATAACGGATATTTTATACTATTTTCAGTATATGACAACACTCGTTCAGAAGCTGTTGTGGCAAACTATTCATCAAACTACGAAGCAGTCTATCATCTTGATTACACCATGGTAGATATTCATACAAAACAAGATCTTGTAGATTTTGTTACGGACTACAACAAATATTCGGTTTTGGATATGTGGAAATTGGAGAAAGAGATTAAGGAGTTTGAGTAAGATGACTTATGAGGAACTAAAAGAGCAAGTGAGACACTACTGGAAGTGGTATTACTATTATGTATGCGACAAAAGATATATGGTTCGTGAATTTAATAGAACATTGGAAGATTTAAACCATCTTAAATTTGAAGGTTACAGAATTATCGAAGACTATGATACACGCCATCAATTTGCACAAACGGTCAGTGAGATGATGACTTTGGGCCAACTATTCGGTAAGTATAAACTTCGTCATCGAATTTTGAAATTCATAAAATACCATTATTTAACTTATAAATTCAATAAATTGCCATAACACGCAGCTTTTACATATCCTATAATGAAAGAATATTTATTATAGGAGGACATACTTATGTTCAGAAGAATTATCCGTGAAATTGGATTTCGCACACTTGCGTTATACGCCGTGCTTGAAGAAGCTTACGTAGAGAAGCTCGAAAAGCAAGGGTATATTTCGGAAGATAGCGAATACCATAAACGACGACTAATTACTGTTCAAAAGGTATTAACTAAACTTCGTAATGAAGGATTTTAAAAGGAGGATAAAAATGAAAACTATCATTGATATTGTTAAAGCATTGTTTGGAATGCTCTTCGTGAATGTTATCGCGGGAGTGTTTAACTTTGTTGGTAAACTATTCAGATAGAGGATTTAATTATCCTCTTCTTTTTTTCAAAAGGAGGTTAGTCGAATGGACTACAAATACACAATTAAAAATATTGCAGTTTTCTACACTCGTACTCCCGTTAAGCAGGTTAAAAATCACGTTTTAAAATTTGGTTTAAAAGAAGGCGTTATTACAGGAGTTATCCTTGGAGCACTCGTGGCAGCAATTAAAAATAAGAAAGAAGGTAAATAATATGTTGGAAGAAGTTAAAGTTGATTTTATGGAAAAAGAATTAGAAGTATCTAAATATATCGAAGAACACTATGGGGAAGATTTACTTAACTGTGGTAATCTTGATATGGTAGGAAATGATCTGAAGAAAGGTGCGATTTTAAGTGGGATTCTTGCTTTACTTGGGACATACGCTATGGGCGCTCTTTTTAAACGTGCGGCTAAAAAGTACACTCGAGAAACGTTCAATTTAATGAACAATGATGAAGAATTGCAAAGAATGTTTAAGGAGATTGATGATGCAAGAAATGAATTACATTCTTAATGATGATAGGATTAAGAATAGACCAACGTTTTTAACTTGGTTATTTTTTAATAAATCTCTCAGAAAATCATGCTTAAGCAGTATAGAAACATTACGAGAAGACATCGACAAACTTGTATATTTACAAGATAAAGCAGATGCTGCTCGTGATTTAGATGCATCATTAAAAATAGCACCTGTGGTTTATGGAATGACAAACCTATGGAAAATTATCGTTAGATACGGGTATTACACTCGTAGACTTACGTATAATGAAATTTTGGATCTTAAAGTAACTCTAAAAGTTATTGAAGAATTAATTAGTGAGGTAGTGTAAAATGTTTAGAAAGTTATTTGAAATTGAGACAGTTGAATTTGCAGACAAAGATATGCAGGAAGCATATTACCGTGGACGCGTAGACGGACGTACCCAAGAACAAATCTATGGTGCAATTGGTATTATTGCTACCGGACTATTTTCTGCTGCATGTTATTTGTTTATGGGTCACAGACAAACAAAAATGAACCGTGAATTGAATGCTGCTATTGATGAAGAAGGTAAACTTGGGGAGTCAATGTTTTTGCAAGATCAGAATGATATTCTTCGGGAGCAATTAGGCGATGATTAATAGAGTTATACTACATATGAACAATAGGGTATACTCGTTTCTAGATCCCTATATGCGTGACGATACATTATCCACATATGCTGATAATTCACCGATATATTCCGTAAAGAACATTTTGATTATGCCTAGTGTATCGAATAAAATCGCATCTATGATTTTTAACGATATCGTTAATAGTAATTTTAGCCCGTGCAAATGTGTTATTTACATTGGGGTTGGACCAACTTTAAATGTTAAAGTTAATGATATTACTATTGAACTATTTAGTGATTTTAGTGTGCAAATTGAATGTGAGGTTATACATGATTGAACGAGTTATTTTAAATGTAAACGACAAAGTTTATTCTCTTCTTAATCCAAGTTTTGTAACAATGAAAGAAACGCCTTTATCGGTTGCTGAAGGTGGTTTTCGACAGTGCATAATCAATCCTTTAATATCTTTTGAATTCGCATGCGCCATTGCCGAAGATATTAAAAATCATAATATGGGTAAAAATTCAATTCGCGGAAGAATACTTACTTGGAATAATTATGAAATTATAGTAACCGCTGTCGATTTTATGCCAAGAGATTACTATCCTATGAAAGTCACAACCATATATAAGGAAGAGGAATCAGTATGATAGGAAGACTTATAATTAATTTCGATAACAAAGTATATTCTACGCTAGTTAACTCATATGTATCGGAGCATTTTTCATTAAGAGAGCCCGACAAGGTTAAGTTATATTTTGTGGATAATCCGATAATCCGTTCATTTTATTGGAACTATATACTACCTAAAAATTTTCTTAAGAAGGAACTGCGTGTTGTCGACTTCTTGGGTAAACCTTATATTTTAACTTTTATTACTATAGAGGAACCCATTGATAAAGGAAGTTCTGATTTTATGGTAACTCTTATTCCTCTAAATGAACCGCCCAAACTACCTCCATGTAGATTTGAATAGGTTCAAAGGATTACATCACCGCAGGATTTCCCTATGCTATAATGAAAGGAAGGTAGATCATATGAGAAAAATTATGATGGCAATATTATATGACGGCTTAGATATGCAAATTGAAGAAATCAAAATTCAGATGGCACTATCTGAGAATAACGCAGAGGTTCAAGATTTAAATCTCAAGTTGGCTAAACTTATCGCTGTTAAGAACGAGCAGCAAAAGTACAAAGTCAAACCTGAGCAATTATTTCAAGCGCTTGTGAACATTCTCGGAATGGCTGCTGTGTTGAATTTCGAACAATTCAATATCATCTCATCTAAGATGTGGTCAGTAATTTCAAATAAATTTTTCAAATAAAGGGATTAACTTATCCCTTTCTTTTTTGTGAGGTAGAAAGATGTTAAATAAGAAAGAAAAAGTTTTAAACTATTGCTCGCAAGATCCATCCGCAGCAGAGTATTTTCATGATTATTACACAGACATGATGAACGATATTCGTATCTTGGGTCAAAGCGATTTTTTAATACTTAGTGGTAATGAGTTAGATGCTGAAAAGTATATTGTTGTCGATGTCTCTCCGATTACATATATCGAGGTATCTAATACGTATATATTCAATATACAAATATATACGGACGAAAATTTGTATACTAGAAAAGATTTTGTCGAATCATATGCACAATATAAAATTGAAAGTATGTTAGAGGAGATATAAATGTGTGAACCAGCAAGAATTGTGAGAAAGCATGTTAAATATCCTGGTAATAATAAATTCCAAGTATTTATTAGTTATACTCATGACGACCAAGCAAAATCAGATTACATAAGGTATTCTGGTATGTCCGACGCGATTCATAGAATTGAACCGGAAATGCTATGTGACGAATTAAACTTTTTCAAAGCAGGCATAATCACTGAAGTTACTCCGCTATCATATAATGTTAGAGACGACCGATGGACTTTTACAGTATTTGGTTATGGCGTTTACAATGAAAAGATGACAACAAAAGAAATAGTTAGAAAATATTATTTCGATAAGGAGGAACCATAAAAATGGGAGAACCAATTTATAATGTGAATGGACAACTAAGTCCAAATGACGAAAATGCTTTTATTTTGAGAATCGAAACGAGCAACCTTAACATTATTAAAAATTCGATTGAAAGATATCGAACTATTAGGAATAATGTGGAGCTTCTGGAAACAAAATACTTTATAGAAGCTGTGGATGAGTATCCAGACACTTTCCTTATTATCGATATTGATCCTATTGTGTTTGATGACAAGAAGAATCTATATTTCATCACATTATATTGTTATGGTAATGATGAGTTGGATTCTAAGATGGACATGCTTAAAAGATTCTTTGAGAATTTTTACACAAGGGGTAAACGATGAAAGAGAAGTTTGTTGAATTAATTGATTACAATTTATCGGATTTACTTTTGATGATTGCCCTTACATTTATTTTTATAGCTATCGAATTATGCTGTTTAGCACTTCTTGTTAATTTGACAGTTACTATGGGCTTTCTAGGATGCTTGATGGCAGCTTGTTTAATGCTATTTGTTCTGTTTATTTACTTATTTATTATGGTAAGTATGTATGAAAATTTATAAAGGAGGTAAATGATGACACACAATAGACCAATCGTCAAGACTTCGGGAGAATTCAAACAGACGGTTATCGATATGGTACGAGCAATGCCATTAGATGATTTTCTATTAATTCCTCAGGCCGAACTTGACAAATACATTTCCGCATGGACCGAACCAGACGCAAATGGCGTTGTTCCAGCTAATGAAGATTACAAACACTATTTCCAATTTATTATGACTATCCCAGACGATATGCATGTGTTGGATATGGATTTATATTTCTTCAGAATTGCGCGTAAGATCATCGGTAATGTTCTGATTGCACTGCTGGAGACATCATACTACAATACTGTGTTTGGATCACAAGACATTGATCATGAGAACTACAAACTTCTCTATGAACTTATTTTACATACGGCGATTAAAATCGAAGACAATCCGGACAATCGTAGAGCGTACATGAGTGCGCAAGAACTCAAGCAAGAGTTCAATAAATACTACCAAGAGGTGTTAGACGATAACACAAATAGTGAGGGCTGAACAGATGACATATGGAAGGCAATATACCCTCATATTGTCTAAAGATGATTTTTATGATGCAGTCATAGATAATATACGTAAACTTCCATTGCAAGATATATTCGGTATAGACGAATGGTATATTGAGCGTCTTATGGAAGCATGGCGAAGGGTTAAATTTGAGGATGAGTATAAAAACTACATATTCAGTTTACTAATGGTGCCTGATAAAGTTGTTATGCTCGATAGTGAGTTATATTTATGGAAAAAGACACGAGAATTGGTTGACGAGCTCGTGATTAGTTTAGCCGAGGGATTTTACTATGATGATAAAATCTCTATAATAGGTGAAACTATACCATTTGATCCATATACTGGACAAAAAGATATTGATAGAGATAAATTATTGTATTTTTTTGATATAGTAGACACTATTTATGAACGATACTAT